TACTGCGTTCATTTTGACCGTTGCACTGACGATTACGATGTCACCAATCGTCTTATATGTACAGTTTGCACTTTTGATTTTATCGGTGACGGTTGAATACGGTGTGAGTGTTGATGTACCACTTTCAATATTTGACGAATCGTATTTAGTCGCCAAGGCGGTTTTATCGGCTTTAACAAGCAGAGCGTTGTAAACTGCTCCGCTTGTGAGATAACACGGGCTATTATTTTTTGGCTCGCTGTCGAACGGCATTGAATCAAGCTTTCGGGCAATACTCTTGTCTGTTTTATCAAGCCTTGCTCCGAGTGAATCATGACCGCCTCTTGCCGTGGCAACCTCTCGGCTGATTTCGGCAAAACTGCCAGCACTTTCGTCGTTTATCTTGCTGTTTTCGGCGAGGCTCGGAGTTACCATAACTTTTAAAGTGAGCGGAGTATTTAACACCTGCGTTTCGCCGTTTGCAATCTTAATTTCGATTGCCAAGAAGCCCGATGTAGACTTAAAGTTTTCTAATGGCACGGTAATCAAATCTGCCATGCTGTTCAGTGTGCAAGCGACTGAATCTGAGATTAAATATCCGTCAGTTGCAAAGGTTGCGGTTACTATGCAATCTGCAAAGGTCAATTTTTCACCGCTGGCCGTCAATGTTACATCGAGATAGCGGACCGCTTTGTCATTTACATTTGCAATTGCAACAACATTTGGTGCATTTCGATTATTAACATCAATCGTAATTGATTTATGTGCTAAACTAATAGCCATTATCTTTTAAACCTCCTTTGGATTTTTAGTAAATCAGACATCGACATACTTAAATCGCCTATTGTAATTTCTTTGTATTTCTGTGATACGCTATCGTAAACCGTTTTTGAAATTCTTCGGCTAAGATTCGTGCCGTCCGGCATTACAACCGTCACTTCATCATAAAGTTTGATTGCGTGCATTTTAGTGAGCTCGTTTTCAAGAGTTACCCTTATACTCAGGGTTTCTGATGTTTGTTCTGTCGAATAGTTATAATCAGCAACCGCATTACGCAAAGCATCTCTGACTTCTTCGTAGTTTTCGCCGGTGCTGGGATTTAAAGTGTATTTTTTGATTTTGCTTGTGCAGTCGTATAAATATGTGTTTTTTATGTTCCGTTTTAACCCTGTTTCATATGGTTCAGGGCTTGACACGACGACTTCTTTATTATTCGTAGTGTTGCATCGTGCGTAAGGCATAACATGTGTATAGTAGTTGCCGATTTCAGCAGTCTGCTTATAATCTGACACATTAGCGCCGAAAGCTATACGATAGCCACTTTTCGCACCTGCTGTACTGATTTTGTTAAAATAAATGTCAAAATTATTAAAATACAGAACACCGCCAAACTGATAAATCAGTCCTTCGTCATCATCTTTGAAGATATCCTCAAACTTTACCGCTTGTGAATAGCCTAAATAAATTCTTTTCTTTGCTGTGATTGATGAACTGAAGCTAAACCACTTATATGGGGCTTCCGTAAACCACATATGCAGAGGTTCTCCTACTATGCTATAGTCTCGCATGAAGTGGTCAATTAATTCTTTCGGTGTGCCATACATCGAACCGTCTGTTGCACGAGGAATTGTCCCGTTTTGGAAAAACATTCTTGACACATGTTCGCCCGACACGGTTAAATCACCGTTTTTATCGACCTCTATTTTGGTTACATAAAAGTACTGTGGCTCGGACACATTATTTACTTTTGCTTTAATATATGAGGCTATTTTAATTTTTGAAACGAGCTTATCTGTGCTTTTAATTTTTGCGCTAAAGCTGTATGCGCCATTTTGCTCCATTGTCGTCAAAAACTCGGTGCATTCAGTCAAAAAACCGAAACCGTTAGATTCAAACAATGGTGTTGGATTTTTGTAATAGTCAGCGATGTTATACAAAATAGGGTACATTACAATCTCCTCCAATTTGGCTTAATTTCAATATCAGTAAACGCATTTGCGCTTTTTCCTGAGAACTTTATTTTATTCCACCCCGGCAAAAGCTTTGGGAACTCTGTGCAGATTATGCAATTGTTTGCCAAACTCATGCCGTTATCAAAAGAAGCGGACTGCTGTTCGGAATCAAGTTCAATATAATTCTTATCCGATGATGTCTTAACCGTTAAAGTTTGACCGTCATTAACCGTCAGCGTCAACGGATTAACTTTTGCGCCTTTGTTGATGATTCTAATAAAAGGCTCGGCTGTGTAATTTTCAGGGTTGTAGATTTCGATTTCAGCGTTTTGTGTTGAGGTCAATTTGGGTCGGATAATCTCTTGCCCTAAATCGCTATACCAGAACGGCACTCGGCTGAAATTTATTGTTGTTGACAAGCAAAGGGGGGCAACCTCTTCTATTGGCTCAATTCCTGTGCAAATCGCTTTTGTAAAATAACCGGGGTTGTATGTGTCCCTAAAAATTTTATATTTGCCGTCCCAAACGGTAAGCCATTCTGCAAATGCTCTTACAAGCTCTGCATTGCTTTCGTTCGGTACAATGTATGGATAGCTATTGACTTCAATTTGCATTTCAACATTATCAAAGACGCCATTATCAGAAATCACTCCGCCGTTTTTGCCATAAACAGAAGTAAAATCAAAACTGCGTTTTGCGATTTGATATTTGGGAGGTGTAGCTATAAAAAAGCCTAATGTCCGTAAATCAGTGCCGTTGTATGTAAAACTATGCCTCATCTTTAACCTCCCAATTTCGACGCTTCACCGTCAAGTGTCTGCACAATCGCAGTTGACACACGTCGGTTAAAATCATCAACATCCATGTCATTATTGATGTTGACATCGCCTGTGAATTGAATTTCAATCGTAGGTGAATTTGTAACAGTTTTCAACATTTGACCGTTTACCGCTGCATTTTGACTTTGTGTGCGAATATTTGCAAACTTGCCGTTAATTGCTCGAATCGGATCACCTTCAAGTGCTGACAAGGTTCTTGAACTCATAGACCTTGCCGCCTTTTCTGCTTCTCCGATTTCGTCTTTAATGCCGAGTGGGTAACCTCGTCCTAAGTCTTGTCCTAATTTTCGGCTTTTTCGGGCAGGCGAATGTGAATCTTGTGTTTTCTGAATAGCACTAAGACTTAATTCTGCAAGTCCTCCTGCCGACTTAAATAATTTATCGGTAAGGCTTCCAGCACCGTCCATATAGCCTTGAACTAAGTTTTTGCCTTCTTCGTAGAATTTGTCATAAACTCCCGAAAAATTATCAAAGATTCTATTGACAAGCGACTTGCACGAATCATCAACTTTTTTGTTGGCGTCTTTGTCTTTCGTACCTTTGCTGGTGCCCTCAGGGATGCCTTTACCGGCTTCTTCGCTGTTTGGTTCGAGTTTGTTAAGCTCAACGGTTGCTTTATCGACAAGCTCTTTTGCGTTATCAACCATTTTTTGTGTTACACCCGGCTGATTTTCGTCCATTGCAGTCTTTAGCAACTCATAGTTTGCGGTAAAGTTCGCAAGCTGATTTTCGAGGCTTTCTCTTGAACCTGTTTCAGCGTCAATGAAACCGTTTTTGATTTTCTGCTGTTGTGCGTTGATTTCGTCAGCTTTGCCTGTAGCAATTGCGGCAACCGTGCCGTACATATCGGTGTACTTAGCAAGCTCGATTTCTGCTCTTTCCTGCAATTCTTCGGCTTCTTCGACTTGGTCTTTTGTGACACCTTCAACACCGTCCTTGTATGCCGTTCTTAGATTCTCAGCATTTGTCTTAAAATCATTGACCTGCTGTTCGAGAGCATCTTTAGTGCCTGTTGTGTATGTAACAATACTGTTCGCGACATCCGACATTGCGGCTTTAATTTCTTCAGTGTTACCTTTTGCGGTTGCCGCTGTGAGGTTTTCGTAGTTTTGAATCGTGCTATTATAATTGACGAGTTTTCTTTGATACTCGTTATATTTGCTTTCAACTTCCTTAAGAGTTTTTTCTTTCTCTTTGAGGTTATCTTTAGCTTTTTGACTTTCAGCACCGTATGCCGCGCCAAATGATGATAAAGCACGCTCGTTTTTAGCTGTATTCTGCTTATTCTGTGCGTCTTTAAGGTATTTTTGATAATCGGTTTGCGAGATTTTTCCGTTCTCAAATGCCCACCCCGCAATTTTGATTATTCTTTTGTTTCTGTCAAGTCCTTCAGTATTATATTTTTGTGCGGTTTCCGCTGCACTGTCGCGCTCTTCTTGTGCTTTTTTCTTTTTGGCATAAGCATTTATTGCATCAGTTTTTGCTCCTGCAAGACCCGATACAGCAGTCTGATAAGCATCTTCTGTAGCTGATAACATAGCAAGAGCTTTCTTTGATTCAAGTGCATCATCAATTGAGCCTTTAAGGTCTTTATATGATTGAATAACATTACCGTTCCAAGTGATTTCATCGTCTGTAACTCGGCTCAATTCATTGGTAATAAATTTTGCTCTGTCCTCGTAACCTTTCTTGACTTTGCCGTTTTGGTCTACAATTCCTTGCAATTCGCCCCACAAATTGTCATAGTATTGAAATTCACTTTCAACCTCTGACGCCGCATCTTTCTTGCTCTGAACATATTCATCATTGGCATCTTTCAGCTCTTTGATTTCTTCCTGAGCTTGTTCATGCGCTTCGTTGAGCTTGTCCTGTGATTCTTTGGCTTCATCGTTTGCGCTTGCAATTGACCACAAGGAGCCTACAAGCGTAGCGGCTAAGCCTACGACAATGCCGATTGCGTTTGATTTCTGTGCGAGGTTAAGACCTTCCTGCGAAATTTTGGCAGTCTCTGTAGCAATTCTGAGGCTTTTATATGCGCCTATAAGGCTTTGTACACCGCTTACAACAACGGTTGTTTTTTTGCCTACCCAAATGCCACCGACGAGAGAGCCGACAATTTTAAGTGTTGGAATGATATCTTTGGTATGTTTACTCGCAAAATTACAAAGTTTTTTAACTTCCGGAAACAGCGATTTGCCGATAGGATTAATGACATCGGTTTGCACCGTTCTGCCAAGGCTTGCCCAATCAGCTTCAACATCATCATATTTGATGTCTTTAATCTTTTTCATGGTATTTTTTGCCTTGTCAGCGGAGCCATTAACTTTCATTAAGGCTTTTACGCCGTCAATTCCCAAATCTTCCCACATCGTACCGAAAAGGTCAACGCCTGCCTGATTCTGCTTGACCTTATCGTCCATCTCAAAAAGAGCCTTTAAGACTTCTGATGTTGCTGATTTTGCGCTGTCTCCACCTTTTGCAAATCTTGCCTGCAAATCCTCAATACTACCTTTTGCGCCTTTGCCTGCTGATTCGAGATTTGCAAGATTTTCTTTAGCAGTTTTTAGCGCCTCTGAATATTGTTCAATTTTATCGGCATTCTTTTGCTTTGTTAATTCGCTCGTCGAATTGTTAAAGCCTTTTTGCTCCTCTTTTGCATAGTAAAGATTTTTTTCGAGCTTTGCGACTTCATCCTTGGCTTTTTTAATGTCCTCAGCCGAGGCTTTTGCGCCGTAGCCGAGAAGAGCAAATCCCTCCTGCGTACTCGAGGCTGTGTCCTTAGAGCGGATGCCAAATTCTTTCATTGCATCGCCGAGCTTGTCGATACTGAAAGTACCTGCTTTAGAGCCATTTTCAAGCGAATTAAAAAACTCGTTTGCGTCATAGCCGAGTTGCTTATAATGTACGGAATATTCGTTGATTGTGTCGAGCAAATCGCCGTTTTTATTCAGACCTTTTTGACTGCCCTGAGCAATAAGATTAAACGCTTCATCGCCCGTTACGCCAAACTGTTCCATAAGCATATTCGCCGCTCTTAGCGTTTCGACGAAGTCATAATCGTAAGCGTCTCTTAAAGTAAAGAGATTTTCGGTCATATCTTTAAGCTTACTTGGATTGGTCTCGTTCGTTGTCTGCTTAATTAAAGCAAGGACATTTGCAACTTCTTCCTGAGATTCGCCGAAATTTCCTTTATAAACATCTTCAAGGACATCTTTGTACTTTGTCATCTCCTCGGCGGTCAAGCCGGTTTGAGCCTGCAAGGAATTTAAAGCTTTTTCTTCACTGTTTGCACTTATGACAGTTCCGGTCAACGCTCCGCCGACCGTTGTTGCCGCTGCACCTGCTTCTTTTAAGGCATCACCGACGGCAGATTTAAGGTTGTTAGCTGAGGATTTAACCTCATCCATTTCTTTTTTAACCTTGGATAAATCAGTTTTATTTGACTTATTTTCAAGGCTTTTAAAGCTGTCGCCGACTTTAACAACGCTTGTTTCGGTTTTTGACATCTCACTTCGGGCAGATTCGAGGTTTATTGCATTTGCTTTTTCCTCGGTTTCCGCAAGCTGTTTAGTGAAAGTTTCAAGTTTGCTTTTCGCTTTTTCAACTTCACGCTGATAAGCTCTGTACTGTTCGGTTGAGATTTCGCCGTTTTTGGCCTGTTCTTCGACCTGATCCTGCACATCAAGTAACTTTAGGAGGGCAGATTTGCTGTTTTCGATTTGTTCTTTTAACACTTCTTGCTTTTGGGCAAGCAAAACAGTGTTTTCAGGATCAAATTTTAACTGCTTATTAATTGCAGTCAGTTCTCTCTGCAAACTCGAGGATGAGGACTGTACAGCTTTTAAGGATTTCTGTAAATCTATTGTGTCACCGGCAATTTTAACGGTAATGCCTTTAATCGTAGATGCCATATCTGTCCTCCAATTCTTTATATCTGTTCATAAACTCGCTGTACTGCTCCGTTGAGATTTCTTTGTTTTCAAATCTTTCCGTTACGAAAGGCAATACAGATTTCATTTTCTGATATTTTTCTTCATCTTCGTGGATATTTTTGTTGTTTCGCAATGCAAAATATGTTTCGACATAATCAAGCACAAAACCTATTGTAAATCTTTGTAAATCAGCGACAGTCAGACCACACCTGACGGCATAAGATAAGACCTCTTTCGCCGTCAGGAAAGTTTTAAATCCGTTTAGGTCGCTGTCGCTGTCACTTTTGGGCTGTCGCTTTTTAAGCTGTCAACAATAAGGTTGATAATCGTGTCTGTCGCCGAAATAGCGTCCTTAATGCTGATTTCTTTCGCCCAAGTCTTAAAGTTGGGAATTGTATCGTCTGCCGTCTTTGCCGCTGCCCACAAAAGCTTTACGGCAGAACCGAACTTTACATCGTTAAGATTTTTAACCAGGACACGGTCGGCATCACGCAGAAAGCTGTGGCCTTTGAATGTGTCCTCGTAAATGAGCATCGTGTATGCTGTAACCTCAACCTCAACATTTTTATCGTTAATAACAACTGTGTCTTTCATTAGCTCTTAGCCGCCTTTGTAGTGTCTGATGAGGCCTGATCTGTAGGAACTGCCGATTTTGTAGCCTTTACAGTCGGCACTACAACGCTTTCGGGCAGAGTGTCGGCATAAGATGTATAGCGTACAAAGTCATTGTCAGGACGTGGCTTTGCTGTGACCGTAAAGGTCGGGAACTGTGGGTCGAAGTTACCTTCAGATGTCTTGTCGTTCCTGCTGGCTCTTGCAGCTACGCAGTCAAAATATGTGTCAATCTCGTAGAGCTTGTCACCTTTGTATGTTTCCTTTGCAGCGAGGAGGGCAAATCTCGGCATCACTTTGATACCACCCTTTTCGATGATACCGCCCTCAGTTGCTTCATCATTGCCGAACCAATCTTTTTCGATGTCGTCGACTGCTGAAATAAGCTCAAGACTGATTGTGTAGCCGCCGTTTGCACTCGCTACAATAATAGGCAAGCCGTCAGCATAGATTGTGTTTGAATCGCCAATAGGTTCAGCACCGATACTTCTGCCGCCTGCCTTATCAGACTTAAACCACACGGGCTTACCGTATGTGATTTCGCCTGTGCTGCTTTCTGTCAGCGTAGCATAACCAACTTTTCTAATAGTTTTGTTCATTAATAAGCACTCCTTATGTTTTTAAATTCTTTTTATACCGCTCAAATCACCGCCGCCCATAGCTTCCGATGATTTGATAAGTTTTTTTATTCCGGCTTCAAATTCGCCGTGAATTTTCTCTGCTGCCGGGGCAATATGCACCTTCGGTTGTACCGTTCCGCCTTTTTTGCCCCTCTTTTTACGAGTTTTTTCGAGGAGGTGTGTAAGCCGGTTCTCAGGCTTAGCGGCATAAACCGTTTTTTCGTAAAACCTGAATGTTTCATTCGTAATTTTTACTTTGAATGATTTGCGATATTTTTTTCTTCTGCCGACAGGTGCATTTTTTTTGATTTCGTTTTTGAGCTCTTCGGATTTTTCATCGACCAATAGTCGGACACCCATTTGCACATCAGCCGAATAGGTTGACAGCTCTTTCGATAGGGTATCGCCAAGGCGGTCGATACCGACTTTTTTGTAATCACTCATCAAAAGTCACACTCAAATTGTAATAGCTTACACAAAGTTTATTCGTTGTGTCCCAAGCTCGATTTGGTTTTTTCCAACCGTAGCCGTTTTCGTTGAGCCATTTTTCAAACTTCGTTTCGCTTGTGTGGTCGTCTTTTGCCGTGTAGAGTTCTATGATGATTTTTGCATTTTTCCAAAGTATTTCACCGTCTGCGTAAATTCCTGTTTCTTCATCCTTGAAATAAACAAGATAGGGTGCAGGGGTTGATTTGTTGTAATCTGCCTCTACACATTTAAAGCCACAAGACTTAATAAGTTCGACAAATTCATCGTAATTTTTAAAATACATCTTCTGCACCGCCCTCATACAGTCCCCTCTGTGACAGGCTCACGATCGAGCAAGGGGGATTTTTGCTTTTGTCATGCTGTATCTGTTCGATTTTAAACCTTGTGCCGTCAATGATGACCGCCATATCCGTTCTCAAAGTTTCATCTTTGTGAATATGAATAACTTTTGACAGTTCAATATCGTTCTGTTTAGCTCCGTAAAAACGAGTTACTCCGATTTTTTCATTGCCAAAACGATACTTTTTCAAGCTGTCGGCGATGATGTCGTCGTTTTCATCCGTTTCGTAGATTTTTGCAAGTCCGTCGTTAAATGTCAAAAAATCAATGTTATTCTTCGGTATCATACATTTGCACCTCGTATTCCTGCCTTAATTTCAAAATTTCGCTTTCAAAATTATGGTCGAACATTTCAACAGCATTTGAGTAAGCATATCTACAATAGTCAAACAACAAATTTCTTGCCCTTGTCGCACGCTCGAAATCCTCATCAGTTAACAGAGGATTATAATCGCGGAGGTGCTGTTTTCCATTGGCTATAATCAGTTCAATTTTCGACTTTGTGCTTTCATCTGTTTCGATGTGCTCACGGTCAAAATCGAGCATATTAACTACATCGTTCATAATTCCCATTGTTCAACACCTCCGTGAAAAATTAAGCTGTTGCTGTCTGATTAAGAGTTACCTTGATTTCGGCAGGATTGAGCGCTGAAATATCGAGCTTAAGAAAATCCTGCGTATGCAGCGAAAAGCCTGTTGCATAAGCCTTAACAAGATAAACTCTGTTGTCTTCGAGAAACTGATACTGGTCAGAGTAATCAAGCTTACCTTCCTTACCTGTTGAGAGGCAGGCTTTATATCTTGAAAGCTGACCGATTACGGCAGTGCCTTCCGTAACCATTTCAGACGGATAAACATTAGTCGGGAACGGGAAAAGGTTGTTCTTGTACGAGCCGTCGGTTGCAAGGACCGTAGTCGCAGGAATAATCTTTGTGAGATAATCCACAGGATTTACGATGAGGTCAACCGATGTAATGTTGTTTGTTTTACCGCCCTTGCCCTTTGCAAGCTTGGCGACAACATCCATATATGACTTCACATCAAGACTTGTGAGCTTTGTTGCTGTCTTTTCGGTGTAAGCGTTTGCCTTTACTGCTCCTTCGGGGTCCTTGAGCATACCGATAGGTTTGCCGTTACCGTCACCGTTGATGAAGCCGTCCTCAAATGCGTATGCAAGTGCATCAGCGAGGATTCTGCGGACATATGCGTCAATGTATGTAGCTCCGAGGTCAAGCATATCCTTCGGAACAGGAACGAAGGCGCTTACTTTTGAGGTTGAGAAGTCCTTTTCCTGAATTGTGCCTGTAAGCTCCTGTGTAATTTTGGAATTTAGTGCGCCCCAGGCAGCAAGCTGTTTTGTGTCTGTCGCAAAGATTGCCTTAACAGAGCCGTATGTGTTTTCGATGCCGATTGCATCGAGCAGAGGATGATTGCTTGTAATATCCTCAAGCACTGTGTCAAGGATTGTCTGCGGAATTGTAACATCAAGACCTGTGAGAGCCTGCTTAACATCGGCAGATTTTGCCGCTGTTACAAAATTGTTGTAGAACTTCTGCTCTGCCGATGTAAGCTGTCTGAATCCTCTCTTTGCAAGGATTGTGTTGTCGGCAGTTTCACCGATTTCCTGCGCTACCTCGATAATTGACTGCTGAATGCTGTCAGCGTAGGCATTGAGTGCATCGGTCATTTTTGCTTCGTCTTTTGAATCAATGGCAGTTTTCAAGTTCTGCGCAAACTTTGCTTTTGCGTTTTTAATCGCATCAAGATTCTTCATTTTTTAAATCTCCTTTATAAATAATTTTTGTTTTTGAAATACTCTTCAATAAAGCCAAAACTATCCTTTTCTTCGGGATTTTTCGGTTTTGGCTCGGGTGGTGTCTGTGGTTCAGGCGGTTCAGGCTTTGTGCCAAGCATTTTTGCAAGTTCTGCCGCTGCCTGTTTTGCTTTTGGATTCTTCTTTTGCTGTGCATCATTAACAATTTCTTTTGATTCCGTTAAATCGACAGGATCAACGATTTCATCACACAAACCGAGGTCAAAAGCCTCTTGTGCGGTCAGAAATGTTTCAGCATCGAGCAACGGTTCAAGCTTTTCTCTTGTAAGCTTTTCGCCTGCGTGAACAAGATAAGAGTTTGTACTTGCTTCACTGATTTTGTCAAGCTGAGCTGCAACTTTTCTATGCTCTTTCGCATTTCCATAACAACCACCGATTGCATGATGAATCATCATCGTTGTGTTTGACGGCATTACAATCTTGTCAGCCGCCATTGCGACAACAGAGGCGATTGAGCAAGCCATACCGTCGATATATGCAGTGACCGGCACACTCTGCCGTTTTAGCAAATTGTAAATTGTCACACCTTCGTCAACAAATCCGCCCACGGAATTGATGTAGATTTCAATGCCTTCAATTTCGCCTGCTTTTTCAATCGCCTTGCGAATATATTCGGCGCTTGTCTTGGATTCTACGAGGTCACCCCAAATATTCAAGTAGCTCGGCTCAATTTCACCATAAAGATATATCTGCAAGACACTCTGATTGTCTGCAATTTGCTTGATGTTGTAATTTCTACTTTTCATTTATTCTATTCACCACCCTTCAAAGCATTTGCTATTGTTTGGTAATTTTTAGTAATGTAATATGTATGTGCCCAAGCCTCCGAGCAAGGGAGCATGTTGCAATATTTTTGAGCCTGCGCAGGTGTCAGCACACCGCTTGCAATTGACTTATCAAGATTATTCGCCTGACTGATTGCGTCAATGTGTCTGACTGTCGTTGTGTCAATCAGTAGATAATTACCTTTGCTAAATTCGGTGCTACCGAATCTCTTTTTTGTAATCTCTTGCTCAAACATATTTGCAATCGGATCAATTGCGTTTCCGATAGCGCAATCCATAGCGTCTGAGAGCTGAGAGGCTTCACCGCTTAAAATTGCCGGAGGAATATGCAAAGCATTGCCAACAATCGTGTATGCCTCAGTTTTTAACTTCTGAATATCGTTAATCTCGCTATTCGTAGTCTTTCCGGCATCGGTTGAGGGCTCTGAATATTTCATACCCTTAAAAATTGGCATAACAGCGTTTTTGTTTGAGTAAAATGATTTAAACTGCTTTGACAGCACTTTGTTGTAGGTTTCGGCAAAATTTTCATCACCAAAGCTATAATTATCAAGTTCTAAGATGCCTTTGTGACCGACCGCTTTGTTATATCTTTCTTGAGCTGATAACATTAACTGCTCGTAAGTGTTGCACATATCCGATAACAAGCCGTTAAGAGCAAAGTTGTTATATCTGAGGTAAATTACCTCACTTTCAGGAAAAATGCGCTGATATGTAAAATTTCGGCAAGTAACGCCGCTGAATGTGTCGTCAATCAAAGCGTGTTCCGTTCTCGAGAAGCTATCAGCAATCATAAGCTGATTATCGGCAGTTTCAACAATTAAAAGCTCATTGTCAAAAATCAATTTTGCGACAGCCTGCGTAAAAAACTCAATTTTGGTTTGATGCTTATTCGGCGAATAGTTCCAAAGATAATATTCAGCTTTGCGACTTTCTCGGTTATTGTTTACGGTAACAAATTCGCACTTTGCCAAGCTTCGGGCAATAAAATCAATCGCCGTAAACAGAGCAAGCTCAGTCAGGTGAAACCTCTGTTCATCGACAGTTGAACCGTCCTCGTTAAATTCCGCTGCAACGGCATCTTTTCTGAAAAGATTTTTTACCAAGTTTATTACTTTCATTCATTTTTTCACCTGCCTTTAAAATACAATTGCGTTAAAGCAATTCTCAATTTCATCAACCGTAATCGGCTGATTTTGTTTCAGCAAATCAAGCTGTGTATATGCGGCGACAAATGCCATAAATCCGTCTGTTTTTCTTGATTTCGGTTCGATTTTACCGTAGATAATATTGCCGTTTTTATCCTCAACGGCAGAAGTGTTGTTTGTGTACCAACGCATTAACGCCGAATCGCCCCAAACAATGCGGTGATTTGCAAAATCAGAGGCAATCAGAGGAGCAACAAGCATTTTGTCTGACGGTCTGACGAGTTTAAGGTTATTTCTGCCTTTACAGTCACATTCAAAACCTAACTGCATTAACGGCTCTTTGAGTAATGTATAGCGGTAGCTATCTAACGCTCCGCCGACAATGTTGTAATGTTCTTTCTGTTCTCTCAACCAACCAGCTACAATTTTGGGAGGTATTTCCGCCCCGTCCACTCTTTTTAAGTCAGGTTGCTGAGTATATGGAAAATTAATCCTGCCCAAATCCGCCGATTGCGAACAATACCACGAAAACGGCTTCCATACAATTTCACCGTTAATTAAAAAAATCAAACCTATACCCAAAAAGTCAGTAGTTTTTGTGTAATCAATACCAAACACACACGGCTTACCTTCAAGGTCGGGGAGAGGCCTGTTTGTAGCTTTGATATTTTCCCACGAGGTTACAGGATTCGCTTCTGTTCCCTGAGGGCGGTTCATTCTTTTCGTCATAAAAGCGGTGTTGCTATTCGGATCAATTTTCCAATTTTCATATTCCTTCCGAAGCTCTCGAAGCAAGTTTGGAAAATACTGCAAGCTTGGATTTGCTTTGTACCAGTTTTGTTCGTCGTGTACCTCTTTATCGTCATTCAAGCGACAAATGAAATAAAGTGTGCCATTGTCAGGTGCATCACCGTTCAAAACTTCAAGGCCTCTCGCAAACTCTTGGTCAAGCGGACCGTCTCGAACATTTCCCATAGTCGTTGTGGTCGTCGTTCTTGGCATCGGCTTTTTTCCTAAGCCGGTGACAAACACTTCAATAAGCTTGTAATTTTCATATGCGTGTTTTTCATCAAAATCGACCTTGCCCGGTCTACCGCCGTCTTTTGTGCTACTGTTAGATGTCCGATATCTCAAAACAGAGTTTGTCTTTACATTCACAATTCGTGTTTTCGTCCACTTGAAGTGTTTTTGCATTTTAGCTTTGTTATTTTCAAGGACATTATAAATATCGTTAAAAGTAATAGTCGCCTGATCTTCCGATGTTGCACAAATGTCAATATCGTAATTTCTAATACCGTTCACTGGTGTTAAAAGTGCGAAATCCTCAAAAGCTAAATAGCCGTTTTTGCCTGTGCCTCTTCCGACGATAAGTGCAAGGTCGGGAAACCTTAAAACACCGGGAGCTGAGTATGTGCAATTATGCAACGCAAAACAAAACTTTTCCCATTCAAAAAGTTCATAAGGAAAATATTTCTGCAAAGCTAAATACTTTTCAAGCTGTTCTTCATCGACGTAAATTTCTTCGTTTTCAAAGACATTTTCGACAAACTTTATTAGTTGAATTTGCTCGCGACAGACACGATATTTACCGTTTTTAACAAGATTGATGTAGTCGTCTATGACTTTACAGTTCGTCATCCGAATCACTCTCGACTTTGTCAATGGACAGCCCCATTTGCGAGAGAATTGCTAAGCGCTGTTTGTTGTACATTACTGCATTTTTTACCGATGGGTTGTCCTTCATATACTCTTTGCCTGTGGCACTGATAGCTTTGTATGTTAAGCCGTTTTGGCGGATGTCCGCCTGCATTTTACGCTCAAGCTTCGTGCAAAAAATATAGCTGTCAATTAAATCTCTATAGACTTCAATGTTTGCCCCCTTCAAAGTCAGTTGCTCAATTAAGCTGTCTTTGATTTCTGCAATTTTAATTTGTGCCATTTATACTACTCCTCTCTCAAAAATTTCTCGTGTGCGTGCGCGAGACCAAACTGTCGTGCCTTTACACCGTTATCCATTGACCTCAGAATTTTTCGATTTTTTACCCGGGGGTATGTCTTTTTTTTCGACTTACCACCTCTCGGCAAACTCATCTTTTAATTTTTTTGGTTCATATTTGTGATGTTCCTTGTAATGGCAATCCTTACAAAGACATTCAAGGTTGTTGATATCAAGAGCAAGGTCAGGTCTTGCCTTGAGGTATAGCTTGTGATGCACGGCTTCACAAGGGCTATACTTACCCACAGCCCGACAGCGTTCGCATTCGTAATGTTCTTTCGCTTTTTTTGCATCTCGAATTTTTCGCCAGTCAGCTGTTAAATAAAATCTATATGCCTTGCCCTCACGGATTTGGCGGACGATCCAGTCCGTAGTTACTTTTCGTTTTATCATTACAATTTAATTTTACAACAGGTTTAATCGCTTCTACTGACATCTTTCTTTGTGCAATATGTACAAACGTTAAGCCCACGAAGCTTTGCACAAAGCAATCGTGCCTCTTTGAGCCAGCGAAACACCGTGCGTTCGTCTGTATAGTTATTGACAGCAAACTTGGTCACTCTCAAATTTATTTCACCTTTGTGCAACGGTTTTGTTGGTGCAACAAAGTAAACAGCGCTGACAGCTTGACAGATGTAGTCTTTACCGCTATTGGTCAAGGCATTAAGTGTGTCTGCCACAGCAAGCAGGTCAAGTTGTAATGCTCGGTGCATTGTCTTGTCAGCTACAACCTGTGCTTTGCTTGGAAATCCAAGAGAGGCATAAAGTCTAAACTGTGCAATTGTATAATCTCTTGTTGTATCTCTCAAATCCTTGCACCTCCGATTTTCTTGTGTTTATGGCTATTGGCCAAGTAAGTAAAATGAAAAGACGCACCCGTGAAGTCGTTTATCCACATTTCGTCACGATAAAAATAATATCCTTCGGGACAAGGCAAAGCCTCACCTCGTTCAAGCTTTCGATATTCTCTCTTTTTTCCTTCTGTCACTTTGATTTCAGGCTTTGTTAAATTTCTTGATGTTTTTAATCTTTTCTTTCCGCTGACATCTTTGCGGATGTACTTTGCAAGGTCGGCATAGTTTCCGTCTTGGTAGAGCGGAACGAAAATTCTTCCGTTTTTCCATGGCCAACACTCCATTAAGATTTCACGAACGCAATCCTCAATCACAATATGCAAGTGCCAATTCTTTCCGAGCTTGCCACATTCGCAGTAGCCGATGTATTTAAACTTGATTTGTTTCTTATCTGTCCTGCGTTTCACTCGCTTAAAAAAATTCGATACAACCCTCTCAAATTCATCTTCGGTAAATTTACCAAACGGAGCGGAGAATCTTGCGAACCAGTCGCCCTCAGAGAAGTTGCAGAGGATAAGCCTCTGTGTGTGTTGTTCTCCTCTGATACGGTTTGCTTTGGCTTGCTTCTCACTTGATTTTGATTGATTGATTTGTCGAGCAAGATTTTTCTTGCTGCGTTTACGAATTGATTTATAATATTTGACCTCGAGCAAAGGTCCTGATTTAATTTCAGCTTTGTATGTAAACATATTAAACTTCCCATTATATATGTAAAAACTAAAACGGTCACTTAATTAATTCCTTGAGCAGGATAGTTAAAGGGTATTTCAACCCTTTTATTTGTGACTGTCTATTGTTCTACTTTCGCATTAAAAAGTCAGATGATATAAATATGCAGTAGTCCGTCTGACCTCCGAACTACTGCTTTGTGCAACCTTACCGTTGCAATTGTGTGTTTAATTTTTGGTGCATTTTTTGTAACAACTAAAACAATCAAAAGAAGAAGTCGTCATTTGACTGTTTTTTAATATGAAAATTTACTTTTTACATTTTGTTTTTTAGATTTTGCATACGGTAAGGATGTTGCCGTGTTTAAATGTCAAAACATTCTTTGTAGCTTTTGGCGATTCCTTGACAATCATCCGACTTAACCGGCACATGACAAGCTACCTTTCTAATGTTATCAGCATCCAGCTCTTTGAAAATTTCTGATGCTCTCGTTTCTTCTGTCGATTTATAAAATTTAAAAAGCAAATCCACAAATGGTATGTTGCCGAACTCATTCAAAAATGCTGTATCATTTTCGGTTAGTGTTTTTAAACATTTTTCCTTGTATGTATCCGATGTATCAGACAGAATAAAAAGTTGATTATAAACATCGTGCTTTGTGAGTAGGTCAATTATCTGTAAGGCGATTTGCAATACATTAGTATCGTGTTCGGCAATCGCCTTTGACAACTCCGTTAATTTGCAAGAAGTTTCTTTCGTCCTTTTTATCCATTCGATGTGTTCCTTGTTTGCAAAAAAAGTGTCAGTCCTAAACCTGCGATACTCTTGTAGGAGCTTGTATTTGGCCTTGACACAAGACTTGGCTGATAGCAAGCCTATCTTAGTGCAGCTGTATATGGCTGACATCGACAACACTAACCAACGATTTAACATATCCAAGCTATTGAGCGTAGCCACATCAAGGGCACCGTCAATAAAACCTATCACAAGCCGGTCGAGTTCTGACAATGTTTCTGCCGCTGTCGGCTTGTCCTGCATTTCCGCTGCAACTGTTTTTTTGGATTCAGCCATTGTTGCTTGCCTCACTTTCAAGCCATTTTTTTATAATTTCTTTATTTTCAAGACAATCTTCATTTTCAAGACAAGAAGTATCGCAATCTTCGCAATAATCGCAAACATTGTTATTTAATGCATCAAGCACAAAATGTGTCATCTGCTCTTTGCTCATTGATTTGATTTTTTCAAAGTTAGTCATTGTTTTCCCCTTTCAGCAGTTCGGGATTGTCATAGATATTTCCGATAACTTCAATATTTTCAGGATAATAATTTTTTCCGAGACTTCTGTAGATATTGTAGTATTCAATCCCAAATTCGGTTTCATCTGCGTCATATATAACAGCTCCATAGTCGCCATTATCAGGGCGTTTCGAGAAATCAACAATATCTCCATCGAAAATCTTTGTGCCGTTCTTGTCAGTCAAGCCTGTGTACTGTCCGACTGTGTCAGCGTCAATATGCCACACATTTGAGCTTTCGTTCTTGTATGGCTCTTTGATTACCAAGCCTTTTGGTTCAATACTTAAAAATCCGTACTTCCATTCGTTTCCGAATTTTCCTCTGAATAATATTTCTCTCATCATTTTTCACTCTCCTTACCTGTTTTATTTTGCTTTTCAAAGTAAAATTCAATTGGATTGTCCGTCTTTTGAATCAATCCGTACTTTACAGCTAATCGAAAAATAAAGACCTTTTCGAGCCTCGAAAGCAACTTTCCCAATTCTTTTTTAAAATCTTCGACTGTCCTTGTCGATTTGTAAAAATTGCACATTCGACAAGCAGGGTTGAAATTTTCAATGTCATTTGCTCCGTCATACCAATACACGCTCTGAATATGATCAACTTGCATGTCCTTTAATTTGAGTGTACAACCGCAGTATGCACAGTGACCGCTGTACTTCTCATAAACTTTAAGCCTTGTTGCTTTTGATATTGATTTTCTCTGACTCAACCAAATCACTCTCCTTAATCAATCATTTTTTCCTCCTAATCTGCGTAATCGTACAAACCGAGCGGTTTAATTTTTCTTGCGGCGATTTGCGCTACAAATTCTCCGTAGCTGTAACTTGTGCCGTGCTTTGCGTTGTAATCAGAACAGTAAAGACACATCTTGTCTATTCGGTCGAGTTTCTTCTTGCAACCTCGTTTCTTTTTTTCTTCACTCATTTATTTCACCTAATTTCAAATACTTTAATATTTTTTCGCTTGCCTCGTCGCAACCATAACATACAGCGACAGCGTAGCCTTGTTCATTAAGGCTTTTAAGCCATTCGGTTTGTTTTTTGGTCGGCTTATTTTTGCCGTACTTAAGTTCAATAAACAAGCCGTGATAACCTCCACGGCTTACCGGTAAAAACAAATCAGGCACGCCTGCCTTTACTCCTTGTTTCTTGAGGTTGGTCGCTTCAAGTTTGTTCCTGCTTCCGCCATTCGGAATATGAAACATCAAATCAATTTCGGGGTATTCTGCTCTGATGAAAGTCGTCCATTGAAATAACTTCCGCTGTTGGTCAGCTTCATACTGCTTCATCGGCAGGTCATCCTTTCTTGTTTTTCAAAATCATATCGCTTTCAATGTATAATGATTTCAATTGTCTCACAAAATCTTCATCAACAATTTCATAAGCACATATAAAGCCGTATGCAATCATTCCGAATTTAACGGCAAAATAGGGAGTACCTTTGAAGTCCTTACGCAGTGCAAGTGCCATTGTTTCGTTTGGCATATCCACAAAAGGATTAAGATATACTCTGTCAATAAACATTAAGCCCTCTGCGGTGCTAATCGGGAGCATTACTTTACCGTCGTATATAATGCTTATATCCCACATTTCAGCCGGTGTTTCATCCGCCGAACAATCCTCAACATCAATCAACGGCTTGGTTTGACTGATTGTAAATCTAATCTTATCTCTCTGCGCATCGTTGATGTCATAGAGTTTGCATATGTAATCTTCATTGAGTTCCGGCAAGCCGAAAATAGGATAGACCGCATAGCCGTCTGACAGCCATTGCTCGCCTTTTTCGTTGCCGAAAATGGAAATAATTTTATTTTTCTTGCATATGTCGAATGCTTTTTTTATTTTCATTGTTAAGCCTCATTTCAGCAGTTCGTCTGTCGTAACATTAAATAGATTTGAAATATCTATTATAGTTTTAATATCAGGTTCAAATTTTCCCTGCTCATAGTAAGATATACTTGTTCTGCTCAAACAGAGTTTTTCACCTAATTCTTCTTGCGTTAATTTATATTTATGCCTTAACGCTTTTAATTTTTCGGGGAACGCCAATATTATCACTCCTCATTTAGTAGCCCCAGCTGTTGTGCCAACGCAACAACAGCGTTTACAATCAAATGCAAATCCTTGCCTTTAATATCGCACATACGATATCTGACTTTGATAGTTTCTTCTTCATTGTCGATTTCATCAAAACTAACAACTACACCTTTATTTAAGGTTTCTATTTCGCCGTTATCGTAATTAACGGTGATATTTTTAATACCTCTCATTCTTCTACCTCACTTTCAAGCCATCCTTTGTCAGAATTGTATCTTTGTGCAATTGCCGACAAGGCGTTATAGCAATAAGTTTTATTTCTTTCATTTACTTTCACTCTTATTAAATATGATTTCGTAAATAACTTCGTTATGGTATTTCCCACGTCGATCCTTTAAAAAGTCTGTAAACACAAACTTTTTGCCGTTATAGTGTTGACAATAGTTATCATAATGCCCCTCAACAGGGTTTCCTTGAACCATTCTCCACTCCATTCGGTGAATATGGTAGTCGTTGATTATCTTTCTTAGCTCCTTATAAACATCGAATCCAATCGTGGTATTATTCCTGTCGAAAGCAAACAATCCAAAGTTATAAACACAAGAAGAATACCAATCAACAGAATATGTAAAATACCCTATTAGCTTGTTGTCCTTACCGATAATAGCGTATTGATAGATATTTCCGCTGCTATTTTCTTCGATCGTAGGCAACTCATTGCCTAAACACCCCATATAAAAAAGCATATTGTCGGTATAGCTATATTCTAATAGCTTTTCGAATATTTTATCTTTGTATAATATTGCAGGTTTAAGCATTGTTTTTACTCCTATTTATCTAACATATTTTTGATGTGCCTGATAAACATCAGATTCATCAGATCTTGCGTATATTTGTGTTGTAGTCAGTTCTTCGTGGCCAAGCATTAGTGATACTTGTTCAATTGGCATACCGGCTCTAAGGGCATCGGTAGCCATGGTTCTTCTAAATCTATGTGGGTGACAATTTTCAATTCCGATGTTTCTACCAAGCTCACGAATGATATTTTCTATTTGTCCTTTTTCAAGCCTTTTGTATTCACCTTTTATTTTAACTTTACTAACGAACAAAGCATTGTTGGTGTCTGACCTCGTATTTTCGTATTTTTCCAAAGCAAGTTTTGCTTGTGCGTTAAGATATACGTATCTTTGCTTGTTACCCTTGCCTGTGATAATCAGTTTATCATCTTTAATGTCACTGCGATTTGCATTTTCCACTTCTGTAACTCGACATCCTGTCGATAATAAAAATTCTATGATTGCCTTCAACCTCAAATCTTTTCCGGCAGCATCTCTGATTTTTTCAGTTTCAATCGGTGTAAACGGCTTTCTGATTACCTTTTCAGCTTTTATTTTTGTGATTTTTTCTGCCGGATCATTTGGTATGTAGCCTTCAATTCTCAGTGTTTTAAAAAATGATTTTAAGTATCTTAATTTTGTATCAAGATAACTGTTTGATACATTTTTATTTAATTGTTCAAAAGCAAGGTATGCACGAATATCATTAACCTTAATGTCTGCGATAGGCTTATTTATTGCTTTAAGCATCATTTGTATTTCATTGTTATAAGCTTTTAGACTTTTGTCAGTTAAACCACTAATTTTTTTAATGGCTAAAAAAGTATTTACTAATTTTTGATTCGGAGTAACTGTTTCGGTGGATAAAGCGTAGGTTTCTTTTTTTAGAGAATATTCTGTCAACAAGACTGACAAAATTTGCTCAACCTTGTTTGCCTCATTCACAGACATATACTTTAGGCATTGTGTTGTTGCCATTCGTACGAATTCTGTTTTATCATCCATAGATACACCTTCTTTACTTTCGACTTTGCTTTTGATGAAGGATTGCATATTTTTTCTGTGCTTGATGTAGACGAGCTGTTCTGCAACCAATGCAAAAATCAGCACTTTTTCGTTCAAAAAAATCTTTTCCACAACGCTTACAATGTTGTACGGGTATTCTTTTAAATGATGTGCAACTGTCGCAATCTTTTTCGCATGCAATACAGCCTTTAATATTACTCCAATTCAAGCACATATCCTTTTGCCAATATTCACTGTATTCCTCATCAACATTTGAGTTCGTTTTTGCAACACAAAGTAAATCTCCTGCGATGATTGATAACAATAGATTAGCTTGGTTTTTTTCTTCGTTCGACATAAGTCGCTTGTATTTTAACGGCTTGTCAGGCGTTCCGTCTCCAAAGTTTCCGTTGCCTATATAATTTCGTACTTTGTCAAGATTTTCCGTGAGATACTTATCAAATACACGTCCTCTGATAGCTTTAACTGATCGACCGATTCTGTCGGATATTTCTTCATATTTGCTTCCGCATTTAATCATTTCGCCAAGTAAAGTGTATTCTGATTCAGTCCATTTTTGATGGTTATCAGCTTTTACAGGACGGTATTTGATGTTTAGGTCATTAATTCTGCGCTGTATGGCTCCTTCGCTACGGCACAATATTTGTGACAGTTCTTTGTAACCATACTTTTGCTTTATAAGCAATTCTTTGAGAAGGTTATCTTCTCTGCTTGTCCATGGAGTTGCTTTGATTAAACTGTTCCTTAATATGTCTGCCTCTCGTTTTGGATTTACCCAATCGGGTTCAGGTCCTAATTGATATCTTTCAAGTTCCGAAAAATCTAAAAAATATTGATTTTTCTCTGCCCACATCCAAAATTCATTTATGTAAACAACGATGAAATTTGTTTTTGAACTTCTTGAAATGTTGTGAGTAGGCAGATTCCTATTTTTTACCCACGATGTTTTTAGATAACTGGCAGAAGTGTTTGGACGAATGAGTTTATAAAGATTGCTTATTGTGATGTATCTATAGCCATTAGTCAAGAAAGGTCCTAAGTTTAACTTACCGGCTTTTAGCCTTATCGCACATTCGGATCTATCAAGGTGTTTTGTTATAGTGGCCATATTAACGTTGCCCCAAGAAGAAATAAGATAATCTATTTCATCGGCCGTCCATGTTTTATTTAGCCTCGACATTTTTCTACCACCTAACAATCTCATTGATTTTTGCAAGGTTATCTGATATAATAATGTTGGACTGTATTTATACGTTGCAGATAGCCTTGTGTTATTTGCCGACCGTTGATTGTAGTGCAAGCAATCAACGGTCTTTTTCTTTTGTGTTTAAAATGTAATCAATCATATACAAACACGCTTTAATGTTTACAGCCGATGGATTTAATAAGCGTTCACGCATATCCTCGAGTATCTTCGGTATGTTGTCGATAAAATCAATTGTGTAACCTGTGTTCTCGTAATTGTAAAGTTTGCGAATGCAGCCGTAAAACTCGTTTGGTACATCTTTGCAGTCGTGCATTTTGCCGTAGATGTCCTTGACTTTGATTTCGCTGTCTTGATATAAAGTTAATCTTTTCATCGCTTACACCTCTTTGCTGATAAAATCTGTAGCACGATATAGCGTTACGCAATCCCCCTCAAGGTCGTCATCGTAATACTGCGCTGTCTCATCGCCCATCGCTTTAATTATCACGGCGTAGTAATCTTCTTCCCATTCTTTCGCAGCTTCAATTATTTCGTCGAGCGTAAACTTGCCTTTGGCTTTTCTGAGCTTCAAATGCCAGCGTCCCTCAACATCATATCCGCTTTCGACTGTTGTCCCTTTTTTCATTTGCGGACACCCACACATTCAAAACCGAAGGATTCTGCCTCTGCTGATTCATACATTGAAAGTTTTTCACAGAGTTTAGTATTCTCGTTTTTATAACCTCTTAATGCATATTGAGCGTTTGTGCTATTTTCTTCGGCTTGGGATTTATCAAGGCGAGCTTTTTTTAACTCATTTTTAAGATTTTTGTTTTCTTCTCTTAACTCCTTAACATCTTTGAGCAGTTTTCTGCGTGTCGGGTAATTTCTTAACCACATTTGTTACACTCCTTTTCAGTTAATGCTGTATAGATTTCTCTTTCTACGAGCACGCAATCTTTGACTTCGCAAAGTAAAGGTGTGAAATTCGGCTCAACGGTTTCGCCGTCTGAAAGTCGTACAGCATAAAAATCGTCGCTTTTTATGTACAATTTGCCATCTGAGGCTAATACAAAAATATCGCCTTTTTTCAAGTCTTTAAAAGCAATATGTTCACGGTTATTTGCACGGTTATTTGCAATGATTTCCATATATTCACCTATTCTTTCATTTATTTGATTTGCGACATCTCGTATGGATGTTGATTTTATGACATATGTAATTAAAAAAGTCATAATTCTTAGAGCGTTCGGCTCGGCGATTGTCACACTTTGATTTGTACTCGAGGTATCTTTCACAATCTGTATGACATCTTGTCGTCCGTATCTGACAGCCGTAGCACGGCGAATTTATCATTTTTATACCGTCCTTTCGATTGCGTTGCCGCTGCCGAGCAATTTGTTGAGCAGGACGGTGAGCAATGATATATCTGCACCGCTTGCATAGGTCTTTAGCCGGTCAATCGGTATGTTGTAGCTCCAACGCCCTTTGTCGCTCTGTACGGCTGAACCGATAGGCAGGGTTTGTTTTTTTAGGCCCTCATAAACATAATTGAGAGCAACTCCGAGATATTCAGCCGCCACGGTCGGCGGTACATCTCTGTACTCCTGATTTGTTTTAGGGTTGATAAGGATTTTGTCGTTCATTTAATCACCTCAAATCTATATTGATCGTACAAGTGCCGATTTTTGCATTCGTGATACACTGTGCAACACGCTTATTCCAATTTTTGATAGCAGTTGCTCTGTCGGTGCTGTAATCGCCAAAGCAGGTAGCCGAGGCACAATTATCATTAGTGCACTCAAACATATACATCTCTTCGTCAGCGTCTTTAGGGCTTATATTCTCAACTGTTACCTTGCTACCACAAAACGGACAAGGCAAAAATGCATTGTTTCCCTCCTTATGCATTTTTGCACCGCAATAGGGACAATATGGGTACAATCTATTGTTTTGTCATAATGATGTATTTATGGCAGTTTGTGCAAGTAAACCAAGCAAAACCACAAATATCTTTTTCAAATTTCCACTTTCCGTGCTTAATCTCTTGCATATCACACACGGTTGCTTCGTTGGGTTTACTTCCGTCAACTTGATAATATGCTTAACTGTTTCGGCATTTCGTTTTGAATTAAAGTATATCGTGTTTACACTACCGTCTGCGAACGGTATATCCAAAGCATAATCACCGGATACCTCACGGATTTTTAATTCTTTTTCAATCATCGCTCTTCACCAATCCTCTCCGTCAAAACTTAATTGTCCAGGCAAAACACCATCCTGCATCCACCAATGGAAAACCTCAAGTCCATTAGCGTGTTGTGTAGATTTGCCTCTTTGCTTTCTCATTTCAAGCATCTTATCGAATGCTCTTATATACATTTTTCGGTACTTGGGATATCGTGCAAACTCCGCAAATCTCTTTTTACTTGCCATCGGACAGCCAATGCATCCAACACGGTCAAATCCACAACTGTATAACGGATTAAGATTAATGTGTTCTTGGTTGATGTACTCCCTAACATCACTATCCGACCAATCACAAATAGGGTTGAAGATTATCTTCCCTTGTAACTGACAATGCTCAACTATCTGCCTCTTATCGTCATTGTCATTGTTAAGGACGATTCTATTCGATGGATTAGAATAAGTTTCGATTATTCCCTTCGACCGTCTTTTCGTGCTTTCGGCTCTTCGCACTCCTGTGGCAATAGCACGATTCTTACCGCCTGTTTCTTTTAGAATTGCACAACAATATCTTACTAACCTTGTAGGAGGAATACCTTTTTTCACTATCAGTGACCACATAGATGTCGGCTTGCCTTTGTATCTCGGCATGTCAATGTTGCATTTTATGCCTTTAGATTCCAACTCCTTAAATTTATTGCGTATGCGGTAAACTGTCTCGGGAGCATCAGCCGTTGTGTGACTATGTTGAACCTCGAAGTCTATACCCGATTTAATCGCTAAATCTAAAATAATGTCGCTGTCTTTGCCTCCTGAATAACAAAGCATAAGCGGTTTATCATAGTAATGCTTACTTATTTCTGCTCCGTCACGAAGTCGCATTATAGCAACCTTTTCTAAGTCCATTACTTTTCACCGCCCTCAATAGGCTGATTCCAACACTTAACACAGTTATGGCCTTTTCTGCAATTATCTTTGCTCATAAGCCCTAAACGATAAGGACAAAAATTGGGTGTTCCGTCATCTTCAAGCGGAGCGTTCGGATAATTTTTCAAGAACTCACTCAAATAAGTCCTCTGTGGGTGTTCGTCCGACCACCTCTGAATGGTTTCGATTGCCTTTTCGGGATAGAGCATTTCAAAAGCTGTACATGATTGCCCTTTATTGTTATTTATGCTACATAAAGGACAGTTAGAGCAGCCAAGTTTACATAGCCCATTCTTTGCTCTTTTCGTCATTCTTCGCTTTTCAGCGAAATAATTTGCAGTAATATTACAATCAACCATTTTTATCATTCCTTTCTGAGGTAATAAGTTAAGCAGACTGCTTAAAAAACTGCCTTGGATCAACATCAAGCACCTGACATATTCCCAAAAACTCTTCTGCTGTAACCTTCTTGTTGTGTTTTTCTCCTTAAAATGCTAAAATCAAATTGTAAGGAGGTGATGCTTATGCGTTTAAATAACGACTGTGTTCGTGATATTCTTTTGAGCGTAGAAGAAGTGTGTGACTTCAACGAATCCTTTCGATACAGTAAATTCAGCAACGATTTTGAAAGGCTTCAACCATACTCTCATGACGAAATTATCTACCACATTAAACAATGCAAACTTGCAGGTTTAATTACTTCAATGTTCGCTACTGACGGTGGCGACTATTTAGAAGCAGGTGATTTAACTCCCGAAGGTCACAAGTTTTTAGCAAATATTCGTAACGATGATATATGGAATAAAGTTAAGAAGATTGCCGGAACCGTGGGAAGTCACTCGCTTTCTGCAATAACACAAATATCAGCGAATGTTGTTACTCAGCTTATAAAAGCTCAATTTGGAATTACTTAAATCTTATTGTCTTGCCGGCGGCTTCTTTGGAGCAGTCGGCAAGTTCTTTGTCTGTGGGTATTCTGAAATTCTTCATACAATAAACCACCATTGCTCTTGTAGCAATTTTCCATTTTACAGCTTTTATGATTGCCACTACTGCTACTACGGTAGCGACTACAGCATATATGGTTAATGCCATTTTTACCATTCCTTTCTGAGGTAATAAGTTAAGCAGACTGCTTAAAAAACTGCCTTGGATCAACATCAAGCACTTGACATATTCCCAAAAACTCTTCTGCTGTAACCTTACGGTTGGAATTTAATATTCTTGAAATTGCATCAGCGGTCATTCCAGTATGCTCACACAAATATGATTGTTTAAGTCCTTTTTCTTCGACAATCTTTTTAAGTTTTTCGTTCACAGTCATACCTTTTACCTCCTTTCAACTGTTAAATGCTACATTTTGTAGATTTCATTTTAATAATAATCTAACTTTTGCAGATTGTCAAGAGATTTTAAAAAAAATTTTCTACATTTTTCAGATTTTTTTCTTGACAATCTGTAATTAGCGAATTATAATAAAAGCGTAGATAAAACATCTATAAAAGGAGAAACAAAGTGTCAAGAGAATTTATAGCACAAAAATTAAAAGAGTTAAGGAAAAAAAGCGGATTAACCGCCGATGAAGTCGGAAAATTAATAAATAAAAGTGGAAAAACCGTAAATGCGTGGGAGAACAATCACGGTCAACCTGATGCAGAAATTTTAATCGCACTTTGTGATATATATAAAGTAGATGATATTCTTGCAGAGTTCAGAGAAATGCCAAACAAAAGCAATACTATGATTTTAACCAATCATGAAAAAGATTTGGTTTATGCTTATCGAAATCACCCTGAACATCAGTACACAATTGATACTATTTTAAAAATTAACGATAATCTAATACCAACAATTAAAGCCGCACGAAGTGACGGTAATAATCAACCTATTGAAATAGTTAATCTTCCTGATCTCAGTAAGTTTGAGCCTGACGATACAGATTTATAATACATAATAAAAAACACCTCATGGGTTAAAATACCGATGAGGTGGTAAACTTGAATTATGAAAAATACAAAAACGCACGCAATGCCTCTTGGCAATGCTTAATCGACTACAGAATTAGCAACTTGCCTGTTAAAGTCAGTCAGATAGCAAAACAAGCCGACATTGTTTTGTTGAAAAATTCGGCAGTCAATCTGCTAAGTAAAAATGAGAGTGGAATAACTTTGATGCAAGATGATAAACTTTATATCATATATGCAGATGAGCAATCCCCTCAGCGATGTAGATTTACAATTGCGCATGAACTCGGTCATATATTTTTAGGTCACTTGTTTAAGGAAAACGGCAACGGATTTGCAACAATCGACGATGCCGAACATTCAGCAAATGTATTTGCTCGGGATTTACTCGCCCCTGCCTGTGTCCTTCATGAACTGCAAGCGTTAACTTCCGCTGCAATTGCAAATTTATGTGATATTAGCTTTGAGGCGGCGACCTACAGGGCTGAACGAATGGCAGAGCTCGAACGCAGAAACGCCTTTTATCTGCACCCTCTGGAACGGCAAGTAAAGGAGCAATTTGCAGAATTTATAAACAAAAAGAAAAACCTACCATAGCGGCAACTATGGTAGGTAAAATAGGAATAGTGAGAAGTCTGAACCTCTCTAATATTATTTTAATACATGATATATATATTGTCAATATATATATCACAAAAGGGGAGGATTTATAAATGACTAAAAAAGCTGTTGAAATTATTTCATTTATTATCGCTATACTCGGTGCTTCTTTTGGAGTGAAATCATTGTTGTCACTTGATATAGCAGGAATTTTAATTGGTGTCGTTATATTCTTAGTCTGTATCGTGATTTTTGGTTTTGCTACAGCAATGTCGCAAACAAGCGTTACTAGCGAGGCAAGAAATCAAAATGATAACAAGTTAATTGTTGATACACCACCTAAAAAATATTCGAGTACGAAGAATTTACCGCTTGATAAATCTGAAACAGGTTTAACTAACGCAAGAACTTTTAAACTTGCTGGGGTGACGTTCGAGGATCGCCCACATAATTTACAGGTAATTAAACAATGCCAAAATCGTGGCGAGCAAATTAAAATTGCATTAAACAAATACATATATGACGGAAAATATGCCATAGCTGTAACTGCAAACGGCTTAGAACTCGGAAACATAAAATCTGAAAACCTTGATTTTGTACTTGATAATCTTTATCGTATTTGCGGATACGAAAAACTATATATCAATAATTTTACCAATGAAAACGGAATTATAGTTTGGTATGGAGAAATCAAACTTGTTTTGGTAAATAAAAAGGAGGCTAAAGAATATGAAATGTAAGAAAATATTTTCGATTATTTTATTTGCAATGTTTATCCTTGTTATTGCAGGTTGTGGAGAAAATAATATCCCCGACGGAATTAGCGAACAAGCGTACACCGCAGGCACTAAAGCACTTGAAATTACTGACAGCTATTTAAACTATGAAATAACAAAAGATGATGCACAAAAGCAACTCGAAGAAATTTCTGACAGACTTATTGAAGAGGTGAAAACAAGTAGTTTTGAAAAAGACAGCAATGTTGAGACTTGTGTAACTACCATATCGTTAAAAATGTTTAATGATAAATCTGATAGTGATATTAGAGAAAGTCGAGATGCTTTAGCTGACAGGCTTGGCAAAACCGAAAATTAAACAATAAAAAATCCGCCCTGACCTGTTGGCGCAAGTCGGAGCGGAAACCATTACAACGGGTGCAATGGTACTTTAATCAGCAAATATATTGTACCACAACCCGTTAAAATTTACAAGGTTTTAACGGGATTTTTGCGCCCGTTTTTAGGAGCGTTAAAATGAAAAAATGTATAAACCGAAGATGTAACAAAGAACTACAGGACGATTTTGTGTTTTGTCCGTATTGCGGCAAAAATCAATCATCTGATAAGCCGAAAAACAGACGGCGAACAAAGGGTACAGGAAGCATTTACATTCGCAAAGACAGCAAATCAAAACCGTATGCTGCCGCAAGTTCTGTCACAGGTAAGCAGGTTTATTTGGGCGCTTTTGCCACAAAACGAGAGGCAGAAAATGCCCTCAAAGATTACGAGTATAATCCCGTAAACGGCTTTAATATGACGCTTGAACAGTTACACGATAAATGGGTAAAAACTAAAGCATATAAAAAACTTGGCAACAGCGTGAAAAGCAACTATGCAAGTGCATACATCAAGTTGAAACCTCTGTACAAGCGTAAATTCAGGGACTTGCGCACCTCGGATTATCAATTCATCATAGATTATTACGACAACCCACATCACGAGGTCGGCGCAGAAGGCAAATTAAAATATCTCTTACCTAATGGCAACGGTACCTATAAAGTCACTGATACGCCTAAAATCTGTCAAGGCTTAGGATACTCGGCTCTACATAAGATTAAATGTTTTGTCACAAGTCTTTACAATTTTGCGATGCAAGAGGATATTGTAAATAAAGACTACGGCACATTTATCGAACTTCCGGAACCCGAAGAGGTAAACGCTACACGCTTTACCGATGTGCAGCTTGAGCTTATCAGACAAAACATAGGTAAAGTGCCTTATGCAGATTATGTTTATATTATGTGCTACCTCAATTTTAGAGTAACCGAGTTTTTATCACTTACAACTGACCAATACCATGTAAGTGAGCAAGGAATACCTTACTTTATCGCAGGCATAAAGTCAGATGCCGGCAAAAATCGTGTTGTACCTATCCACCCTAAAATTTTAAAATTGGTTGAGAATTGTATAAACAATAAAGGTGAAACAATCTTCTGCCGAACACACGAAGGTTCAGAGTTTGGCAAAGCGATGAACAAGGATTACTTTTTAAAATATGCTTTTCGTCCGGCGATGCAAGCGCTTGGCTTAGGCAATGAGTTTACTCCGCACTCGTGTCGCAGAACCTTTTCAACTCGTATGTCAGCGGCAGGAGCAAGGGAGGAAGATATTATCGCTCTTATGGGCCATACAGATTACAAGGTTGATATTGACCACTACATTATTCAAGAGGTTGACACGCTATACAACGCAATCAAATTGCTGGCATAAAATAAGCCGTCCGATTACATTTCGGGCGGCTTTTATTGTAAAAAAACTGTAGTTTATCTGTAGTATAACACATCAAAAGGTATAAAAAGAGGTAAATATTTTTAAAACTCAAAAATGTTGTAAACAAAGCAAAAAGCCAGTAAACAAGCCGTTTGTGGCTTAATTACTGACTTTCTTCGTGGCTCCCCCAACTGGGCTCGAACCAGTGACATCATGATTAACAGTCATGCGCTCTGGCAAGTGTAGGGAAATAGCCATTCACATTAAGTTGTTATATATTAATATATTGAAAAGATTGCGGGGCACTTTTTATACCAAAGTCATTTAAATCCTTTGGTATCTCATATTCTATTATATTACAAAGCTTATAGGCGATAGCCTGAAATTTATCTTCATAATATTTATCATAAAATTTCTTATTCACACCAGAATCATTTTTTGTTATCTCCCAGATTTTACTCGGAGAGCCTTCTAATATGCTTTCAACATCAGCTTCACCAACAACTTTCATTATTGGGCTTGTCGAATAAATAAATATTTTATTAACCTCTTGTTTGCATTTAGATTTTCTATATTCATAAATCTTCTCTCCACGCATAATTCTATCTACATATTGTGGATTTATAGATAACAATATTGCACACATTTTTATTACTCCTATATAAACAATTTTAAAGTTAATTATATTTGATAAAAAAGCAAAAATCAAGAGACTTTAAATATTTTAATAAATTATATTTCTGTTAACTCCTCCTAATTCAACTATACTATCAAACTGGGAATCATTGATTTTAAAAAATCCCCAATATTCCTTTCTATCTAAACCAACTTTTTCAATTAAACTATGCCGTGTCAGTCTATTTTTTAGAGCAATATTGTAAGTAAACTTTATAATTTTGCACCCACCTTTATTATACCAATATAATAAATCCTTCTTATCAAACACACTGTATTGACATGCATATTGAAAAAAATCATTAAAAGAAGTAAAAGCGCCCTGATTTTTTACTTCTTCAACAACACAAATTGAAGTAACAACAGATGAATATTCTGCTATCTTATTAAAATCAGACGTTCTATAGAGTACTAATATATCTCCTCTTTTTAGTATTTCAACGTCCATTCTACATACATATATTTTATGTATAGAATTTCCATAAGAAACATCTTTTATAATTTCAGCACTTTCAGTTTTTAAGATAGAATCGGTAAACATGATAGAATGATATTTAGGATATATGCTTAAAAGATATTTATTAACACCCGTGGCTTTCACTAATGGATAATCTATGCTAATATTTCCAGAAATTTTTCGCATATCTTTCACAAAAACTTTCTCACAATTAATCTCATCACCTTTTTTGCCATATTCATAAAATCCAAACTGTTTAAGCAAATTTATTAATCCAAAATGTTTAGGAAATATTGTAACATAACATAAATCAGCATTTTTATTAACTGCAGTATCAAATATAATCTTAACAAATCGTTCTCCTAATCTTGTTCCATGTGCATCAATTTTAAAAGTACCAACTTTTAAAATTGTATTAGCGAATATTGTTGGTTGCACATCAGCTACAATATCTTTCTCACTTTTCAGATAAAGAAAACCCATTATCTTCCCATTATTATCATACTGAACATAAGCTTTTTGGTTATATTTTCTACGGAACCAATTTTCAAATCCAGGATAGTCATATTTTAAAGAATCAAAAAACTCGTCTTCAATGCCTATCTCATTAAAATATTTTTCATTCATTCTTTACCCTCCTCATATCACCCTTATTCAACTTTTGACACATTATCCTTAGCGACAGAAGCGTAATACAGTTCTGTAAGTTCTGAGCGTAAAAAATCATCATTTAATAACTTAATAAATGCTGTTTTAGAAACTTTAGTATCTAGTCTAATTTTTTTGCCATCTTCACTATATTTAAATTTACCAATTAAACCCGGTGTTGTTTGAGTAAATTTAATTATTTTCTCATTTGGAATATTTAATTTGATTATAGGAGAATTATCCATCACCTTTGAAAGTTTTCTTGCATAGGCAGGGTCATCAGTAGAATCTTTTAGCACCTGTATATCTTCCAATAAATCGATATTCTCAATTTCAGCAATTGTTTTTTCCGCTCGCTGATGTATAAGTGTCTCAAACGCAAAATTTTTTTCAAAAGATTTTATATCAATAACCACTAAAGTATCTTTTACTTTTATTAGTTGAACTGTGCCATTTATTCTTATAATATCATCTCCATCAAACTTAACAAATCTTTTATTACTTTTGCATAACAAAAATGAGCCTTTTTTTATCAGTGAAATAGGATAGTGTTTCTTAAACATAACTAGTCCTTTGCCCATAGTTCCTAAATAAATAATATAACCATATAAGTCTGACAAGTTGTCTTCTTTAAATAAAAAATGTTCTAATTTAATTGCTTCATTAATATCAAAATTTCTTATAAATCCAATTTCCTCAGGGAACTCTTCATAATCATACTCGTACACAGCATTTGTTCTTTCGTCAGCCGACGATAATTTACACAAAGACAACTCATCGTTATTTGAAATCGTATCTTTGAGATAATCTATAAACATATTCTTCAGTTCAGTATCTGTATTTTTATTATCCAAATCTGCAATTTTACAACTCAGAGTTTTATCTTCATTCTTCAAAATAAAGAATAATTTTATTGAACACACATCAGATATTATATTTTTGACTTCCGATTTAAGCTTTTCTATCCTCATTGTTACACCTCTTAACATACCAGCATTGCTGATCCATTTCAATCCATTCTATTGAATCCCCATTAATTAATTTATTACTTGAAATAACCGTAATTACATCATTATAATCTTTTAACCTTATTTTATATAATTTGTATCCTAATAAAACAAGCGTTGGATTTGAAATATAAAGATCCATTTTTACAAAAATAATACCGGTGATAATAAGTATTAATATAAAAGCAATAATATATTTAACATTATTAAAATCAAAACAAACCAAAGGTATTATATATGTTGTCAAAAATGTCAAATATTCATAATTTGAATTTTCCACATGACATATCTTGTAAACTGGATTCAGAGAACCCTGCAATTGATACTTTAAATTAAGCATAAATAAAATTCCTACGAAAGCAAACACCATACATACTATTGGAAAGATATTTTCACATAGTAAATTTTCCCAACCAATAAAATTATTTTTGCTATCTATAATTTTAAATGTAATAATTGATATTAATAATAACAAAAACCACAGAGACATTATATAAAACTGAATTTTTCTCCAAGTGCTGTTATATTTATTCATATAATAATCTCTCTTTCAAATCAGTAAATTTCATATCTTAACGCTAAGCCAATTTTTCAATAAAGGATAATATACAGTTATCAATTATTAAGAGGGGGATAATATGTCAAAACAGAGAGTATGGCATTCTGTAGATGAAATTTTTAGAGTGCTAAACGAATCTAATTGTAATTATATAGTAATGCGAAACTTTGAATGTTTT